AATTGGGCCAATTGTTTCAGCAGTTGTAGAATCTAGCGGAAACATTGTGGCCACTGCCACTGCTCCAGGAGTTACCATTGCTGTCGGGGATAGCATCAGCATAGTTGGTATTTTTATAGTAGCTTAGGCTTGCTTTAAAGCCTATAATTTGCTATCATAATTTCCTAACTTAAGGAATCTATGACCAGCAGTGTAAATCAGCCACACTTTGACATTGACTTAGAGCGTGGAAAAATTGGCGAATCTGCCACTGAAAATGCCTACAGTTCACTAGTTAGTGGAAAAGTAGAAGTAAAAACTGATTATAGAACTCACGAAACTGGTAATTGGTACGTAGAAACTTGGTCTTATAGACAGCCAGATGCAAGTGACAAAGTTAAGTCTGGAATTAACATAACTGAGTCAGAGTGGTGGGTTCAAGCATCTACTGACGGTGACGTTCTTATTTGGATAAAGACAGATAGACTTAAAAAAGAAATGCGGGAAATGGACCCCAGAGAAACTCATCAGCCAATAAGCAATCTACATAGCAAAGCTAGCATTGGTAGATTACTTAATGTAAAAGAGTTCTTAAAACGAGTAGGAATGCTAAAGCACAATGACTGAATGGCTAAAACTAGAGCGCTCTAACAATCCACTAGTTTCTAAAGTAAAAATAGACGAGCTAACCGCAGAGCTTATTAAGCCTTTTGACTATCAATCAGACGGCACTGAAACTTTTTTTCCTTACTTACTTCCTAAAGACTTACCAAAAGATTTTGGCATAGGTGTAATAGTAGGAGCTTCTGGTACTGGCAAGTCGACGTTACTAAAGTCATTCGGAGAGCCAGAAAAGCCAACTTGGAATGTAAGTTCTATAGCTTCAAACTTTAAAACTCCAGTAGATGCAAACGAAAAGCTTTCCGCATCAGGTCTTATGTCTGTGCCAGAATGGGTAAAGCCTTATCACGTTCTATCTAACGGACAGCAGTTTAGGGCAAACTTAGCTAGGTCACTACATGATGGCGCTGTAATTGATGAGTTTACTTCAGTCATTGATAGAAACGTAGCTAAAGCTGCCTCAAATGCTATGGCTAGATACGTACGTAAAAATAATTTAAAAGGGATAGTCTTAGCAACAGTGCATAGAGACATCCTTGAGTACCTTGAGCCAGACTGGGTTATTGACACAGACCGTGGTGAGTGGACCTCAGAAAGGTATCTTCATCGACCTGAATTGGTACTCACCATACATCCTTCCTCAAACAAGATTTGGGAGCACTTCTCTCAGTATCACTATCTCACCGAATCACTCAACAAAAGCGCACGATGCTATGTGGGCGTCTGGGAAGGACAAGTAGTAGGATTTGTAGCTACTATGGCGTATCCATCTGGCACAGTTCAAAACGCTTTTAGAGAGCACAGATTAGTTATACATCCTGACTACCAAGGGCTTGGCCTAGGACCAAGAATGTCTGAGGCGGTAGCGGACCACTACATTAAAAATGGTAAACGTTATTTTTCTAAAACTAGCCACCCCCGCCTAGGTGGTTATAGAGACCAATCTGAGGTATGGAAGCCAACTTCTAAGAATCACATGAAAAGGCCAGATGGCTCCAATAACAAGAAAATTCACCGCTGGACCATAGACCCAAATAGGTGGAGCTATTCTCACGAGTTTATGGGAAAAGCTTAATTTTATGTGTTAGAATTTTGAGTGTCAGGTTGAATTTGTTTTTCATTCTGTCGCACAATTCCTTTCGTATAGAAAGCCCGCTCGTAGGTTACTACGGGCGGGTTTTCATTTAGGGTAGAATTAAACTATGAGCGAACAAGGACTGGCACTTTTATACGCTAGGGTATCTACCCAGCTTCAGGTAAATGACGGAGTATCCCTAGAAGTACAAGAACGCACTCTACGTCAAGCAGCAGAGTTGGCTGGATACACCGAGCTTGAGCTAGTTAGAGAAGAAGGACGTTCTGGTAAATCTATTAGTGGAAGACCAGCATTAACTAGTTCTTTAAAAAGATTAGATGCTGGAGAAGCCAGTGCACTTTTTGTCACAAGAATTGACAGGCTAGCCCGCTCAACAAAAGACTTTCTCAGCATTATTGACAGAGCAAACACCAACAAATGGAGATTAGTAATGCTTGACTTAAACTTGGACACTTCTTCTTATCAAGGCAGGTTCGTTGTGACTATCATGTCTGCTCTTGCTGAAATGGAAAGAGGAATAATTTCTGAACGTCAAAAAGACGTTCACAAAGATAGACGTGAGCGTGGAGTTGTTTGGGGAAAGGACATGGGCCCTAAAAACAAAACTCCAGAAGAGATTAAAGACAGAATTATTAAAGAGAAAAAATTTGGTAAAAGTTATAGAGCCATAGCCGAAGGCTTAAACAGTGACGGAATACCAACTCAGAATGACACTAAGTGGTATGCCACCACAGTTAAAAACATTTACGATAAATCTACTTTCTAGATTTTTTTGAAGCTGGCTTTTTAGCTTCAATTTTTTTATCTTCTTCGGCTTCTATTTTAGATTGCAAAATAATAGACATAGCAAAGCTTCCTTTAAACTCATAAGAGCCAAAGTGACTTATTTGAACCCAAGGAGCTGCATAAACTTTACCGCCTAGTTCTTGCCACTTCTTGCAGAAGTAGTAGTCCTCAGACAAAAGAGTTCCGTCTTCATCAATCTCTGTCTTAAAGAACTCTTAAACCTTTTTATCATGGTCAATAATTCCATTAGATTTAGCAGCAGAATAGGATTCGCAATTAGGAATCATTTTTTCAAAAACATTTCTTTTTATTAGCATCATTCCAGTAGCAACATTTTCTACTTCAAGTGGCTTGTCTAAAACAATTGTTGTTGTGCCATCTTTAGTTGTCTTTAAGTTGGCTGAAAAATAACCACTGTAGTTTTCTAAATCCTTATTACCAAGTTCATGGGCAGCGGTTATTCTGTCCCAGTTTAGGCTTTTCATCGGATATATGGCACCAATTAAATCAACATCTGAGTCAATCATTTTAATGATTTCATTAGCCTTAAAGCCGTGGTCTGCATCAATAAAAAGAAGATATTCACAGTCGGAGGCTAAAAATTCATTAGCCAAAGTATTTCTCGCCCTAGTAATGAGGCTTTCGTTATAAATTTTAGAGTAAATAACTTGGTGACCCAAGGACCCAAGACTGCCTACAAGCTCTAAAAGAGAAGATGCGTACTGACCAGTACACATTCCGCCATACATCGGGGTTGAAATAAATATCTTCATTTTGACTTTCTTTCTTTAGTTGTGGCTGGACATTTCTGCCCAGCCACTTAGCGACAGTCTCTCATACCGCATAAAAACTCTAGCATAAAACAGGTTAAAAATCAAAACCTAGCTAGTCTGTTTGCCATTGTCCAATCCACGCCAGCCGTAGTTGGCACAGATTTAGGGATAAGTATGCGTCCCATAAGCTCAGCTTTAGCTCCTTGGCCAATAATCTCTAGACCACGGTCAGCTAGCTTACGCTGGAAAGCAATCTGAGTCATAGGCTTTTCTCCACGGTCTTCGCTCCACAAGCGGTAAACCTGATATAAAGACTTAACTGATAGAGAAGAGCCTTCTATTTCTTTAGTCTCTTCATTAAGGAAGATTCCAAGACGGTCCTCATTCTTACGGTAAATGTCAGCAGCCTCTTGAACAGCTACACACCAACCTAGAGGGTCACGTGCCCCAGAGTTGCAGTACTTAATTGCACCTTCTACCGCCCAAGCTAGTACAGCTGGTAGGGCACCTTCAGGGTCAAACAAGTATGCCTTTAGGTCTGGGTCTGGCGACTCAGGCACGTTGCTCCAGGGAATAGGCCTAATACGACGCCACATGGCATCGTCATTAATCATCGGTCTGTGGTTGGTAGTAATCCAAAGTTTGGCTTGAGCATTAAATGTAAAAGGCTTTTCACCAGGAGAACGAGCAGAAATTTCAGAAGAACCAGTCAACTTCTTAACTGAGTTTTCCTTCATACGCTCCGACTCAGGGAGCTCGTCAACCCAAACCATTCTTCTACCACGAAGCTCTGCCCAGTGGTAGAGGTCAGAACCGCTAACCATTCCATCGTTATGGGCCAAAATGCTTGAGTCTAGAGGCCAAGCATACTCTTTAGTTCCTAGTGCCTTAACGATTGCTTCAACAAAAGTGTTCTTACCTGAGCCAGGAGGGCCGTAAACCAAGAAAAGCAAGTCTTGGTTGTTAAGTCCAGTAAGAGTGTATCCAGCTGCTTTTTGTAGCCAATCTTGTAGCTCTTTATCTCCGCCAGTAGCAAAGTCAATAAATTGCTCCCAGCGGACATTTCTCATTCCTTGAGTGTAAGCAACAGGTGCACGCTTTGTAATAAATAGGTCTGGACGTCCCTTAAGAAGTTCTCCAGTTCTTAAATCAATAACACCGTTAGCAACACCAAGCAAGTATTGGTCACTGTCCCAAGACTCAACGTCAGTAACCACTCTTGGGTCAGAGTTCGCACTATCAATAGCTGCGCCAATCTTTCCGTTTGATTTGGCAGCATTAGCCCACTTAATAATCTCGTTCTTTTTCTCAGGCTCTTCGTAGTTAGCAACTTCAGTAACAATAATCGGGGGAAGCTTTTTAGCAAGCTCGTGCATTCCTAAGTCTTCTACATCAGGTTTCCAATACTGACCGTCCCAAATAAACCAACCGATTCCAGGGGTATACCTAATAGACGCACCAAAAGTGTCAACTATTCGACGTCCGTTACCAGTGTCTGAAAGAGAACGCTTACCTTGGGAACCGCCCTCAGCTTCAGAAATAGCGTCAGGGTCTCTAGGGACATCAATGTTTCCAGAACTAAAAGCTTCGTCAATAGACATTCCACCCTTAGCAGCCATAGAAACTGCACCACCTAAAGTACCAGGCAAGTTGTATTCATCTTCATCTACTGGAGCTGAAGTGCTGACTTTTCTAGCATTTGCTGGCGGAGCAGTTACAACAGAAGACTTAGCCTCTTCAGAAGACTTATTAGCCCAGTCAGAAAGTCCAGGCCAAAGCTTCTCAGTAACAGGGTTTTCTGACACAAAGTCCATAGCACGCCTAGTGTGCATCAATACTCCGTTAGGGCCCTCAACATTTAGCGGAGGCCTAATTTTTTCATGGTTAAAGCGAATAAGCATTGTCTCAATCATCATTCGCTTTTCTGGAGTATCTACACCAAACTTATTTGCTATAGCACAAGCCAGAGCATAGAGGTCAACTGCACGTGAACCTTCGTCGATTCCTTCATCAAGAATTTTTGCAATATCTACACGCTCGCCACGAAACTCTAGGTCAGACAGCCAATCCCATTCTCCAGCATGTAGAGAAGTGCCACTAGAGCCAATTCTTCTGCCACGCTTACGTAAGATTTGAAGTAGCTCTTCAGGGGCTTCTGCCATTGGCATCTCCCAAGGAGCGTGGCCTTCTTTCCATTCGTAAGTAACTCCAGAGCCGTGACGAGAAGGCGCAAGCATTACGTATCCGTTGTGCTTGATATCTATACCCGGCAAGTCAGCTGATTTTAAATTTCCAACCAGTTGCTCAGAAGAATCTACCTTGTAGAAAAGGTGACGACCCCTAACCTTTTTAGTTTTGTGATTGTAAGAGCCAGTGTAGGCTTCAACTGTGGGAGGCAGTGCTCCTTCAATTAGCTCTTCAAATTTTTGAAAAGAATCAATTCCACCAGAGCGTGGGTCCACGTCAATTACTAAAAATCCGCTTCTGTTGCAGACAACTCCGATGTTGTTTGCTGGAGTGTTTTCCCACCAAGTAGAAACTACATTTTCATCAGAAGTGGCTTTTACATTCCACTCACCGATTGCAGGGTGCTTACCTACATCTTTAGGTTCGGTGTGGGTACCGTTACATGTACATCTACCGCCGTCAGTAATTCCGTAGCATGGGAGAATATTCCAATTTTGATTGGCATACCAAGCTGAAGCTTTTTTAAGCTTTTCTTCGTGGGGGGTTCTAGGAGTAGTCAATTAACATAGCTCCTTAAGTCTAAAATTGTCGCTTTAATGTTACGTACCTTTCGAGATAGAAATACATATTATCACGAAAACTTGCTGAGGGGGGCGTGTTTTGGGGTGAGTTTTCAATGACGAAAATCAAACATAACAGAATCTGATAAAATTATAAAAACTTATGTAAAATAACGAAAGATTTTATAAAATGCCAGCAGAGATGATATTCTCTATTTCCGCTCTAATTACAGCACTTGGAGTTATTATAGGTGGCATGGTTGCCGTTTATAGAGTTTCAAAGAGGGTAGCAGACGCAATTGGCCTAGATGAAAAAGGTCGAACCATCTCAGAGCGCATGGAGCGAGTAGAGCATCAACTTTGGGAGAATGGCGGAAGCTCGCTAGCTGACAGAGTCAATACTATCGAATCTCACGTTATCAAGATGTCGGCAGAAGTAGAGCTAATCAAAGACATTACTATAGCCCTTCAGGGACTACCACTTCAAAATCTTCAAGTTCTACAGGAGCCTAAGCGTAAGACACGCCCAAGAAAGAAAAGTGAGTAGTTTCTAGCTTTACTTTAACCTTTGCTGTAAAATATAAAAAGACGCAATACAGAATGAAGGAGTCAACTTGGCACTCTCTAACAAACTCACTGAGGCTATTTCTATGGCCAATAGCAAGCTCTGCAAGCTTGGAGCCCTGCTAGCTGGCACAGAGTTGTCTGACGATGACAAGAAAAACATAGAGGGAATTCTTTCAATTCCAGAGTCTAATCCAGCCAGAGTGCCAAACACTACTTTAGGAAGAATTCTTAGAGAAGAAGGCTATGATATAAGTAACAGTGCCGTAGACAGGCATCGACGCGGGGATTGCCCTTGCAGAAGATTGGTTGAATAATTTTGGGAATTTCAGATAAATTACAAAACTTAGTTAGTCCGGGAACTTCTGGCTCTGACGTAAAGCTCTTAAATACTCCAGAAAACTGGCGTTCTAAAATGGATGTTGACGACAGGACTGGCGGTTTTGTAATTTCTCAGCCTAGACCAGCTGGCGAACCCCAAGATGCTAAAAAAATTCTTGAAGACTTTGACATGGACCCAGAGGCTTGGTCAGTTACCTCTGTTCGCAGAGGTAAGTGGCAAAAGTTTGACGGCGAATATTTAGAGTCTTTAAGAATCAACATAGTTCCAGCTGGATTTTTAGAAGAAGACAGATTAGACGCAGAAAAGCTTGTAGACGAAATTAAAAAATGGCGTCCAGCATCTGGAATTAAAACTCAAACAGGCGAAGGGGCTTTTGCACTTTTTCCTAGCGACCAGCAAATTGGTAAAAAGACTGGTAGTGGCGGTACAGAACAGTCCGTAGAAAGAATTTTACAGCTAACAGAATCATCAGTTCAAAGATTTAAAGGTCTAACTAAAATGGGCCTAGGACTGGGAACTATTGTTTTGGGATTGCCGGGCGACCACGTAGAAGGAATTGTTAGCCAAGGTGGACGTTTGCAGGGACAAGCAGTTTCTGACTTGGGACTGACAGAGCAGGTAAGAGTTGCTAGAAGACTTCTTATGGCTCAGATTAAAGCTCACGCTCCACTAGCAGAGCGAATGATTGTTCCAGTAATTAACGGAAACCACGACGAAGTTACTCGTCAAGTTGCAGCTGACCCAGCTGATGGTTGGAACGTAGAAATTGCGTCAGCAGTGCAGGACGCTTGTGCGGAAAATCCAGCACTACAGCACATTGAATTTAGGTACCCAGCTCCCGGACATCAAACACTTACCGTAGACGTAAATGGAACTATGCTTGGGCTTTTTCATGGACATCAGTCTAGAGACCCACTTAAGTATCTATCTGGTCAGGCAGCTGGACAGACAGCGCTTGGAATGGCAGACGTTTGGGTTTCAGGACACTTTCACAACTTCGCAACTAAAGACATTGGTGAAAGACTTTGGCTACAGTGCCCAACCACAGACCCTGGAAGCGAATGGTTTAGAGACCGTTCTGGAATGAACTCTAAGCCAGGATTGCTAACTATGGTACTCGGTGGGGGTTATGAACCGAGAGAGAACATAAGCGTACTGGCACTTAAGTAATGTTTAGTAAGACCTATGCTATTTCTTGGGACGGCTCCATAGACAACTGCTTGGAGCTAGATAGACAGCTATCAAGTAGCAAGCTAGATTACCTAATCTACAACGTTGCAGGGAAAGAAGTAGAAAGTAAAAACTGGGTAAGAGCAGAAAACGTAAGATACTACGGTCATCTATACAACGCTTTAAAAGACTTTAAGTCCACTAATTATGAAGTATTTATTTTCAATGCTGGCGACCCAATCTATAGTGACTTTGTTTCCTACACTAAACGAGTAGAAAAATTTATAAAGAACGACAAAGAAATATACGCAATAGCCCCAGACACAACAAACGACGGTTTTAGCGGAGATGGCTCTTTTATTTGCCCATCGGAAACCTACAAAAATTTAGACTTATCTTTACAAACTAATGGGATACATTTTGCTTTCTCTAGAGAATTAGCGCTTTTTATGGAAGATTACATGACTTGGGCAGTAGAAAATAGTTACTTAAAAATGCCTGAAATGAGCTCTGGTTGGGGAGTAGACATAGCAGCGTGCGCATTGGCAATCTACAGAAATAAAAAAGTTTATAGAGATATTAGCTTAACTATGGTTCACCCTGAGGGTAGTAGCACTACTGACCAAGAAGCAGCTAATAGTGAAATGAGAACGGTCCTAGAAACCTTCAAAAAGTTTTGTGAAATAGAGGGCATGGACTCAGCTAAAATTCAAGTGATTTATGATTTGATTTTTAGAAAGTGTAGGTATACAATAGCTTATACGCCGTCAATTAAAGATGTTTACCCAAACTTAGAAGGAGACTTTGTTGCCTGAGCCTAGAGTTTATACCGGTGGGAGCTTTGATTTGCCACACCACGGGCACTACAGATTGCTTGAGAGAGCTTCTCACTTCGGTAAAGTTACAGTAGCCCTTAACATGCCAGAATTTTACGAAAAATACAAAGGCAAGAAAATTGTTATGTCCTACGAAGAGCGTAGGGAGATTCTTCTTGCCTGCAAGTGGGTAGATGAGGTAATACCAAACTATGGTGGGGCAGACTCTAAGGTTTCTATAGAAATAGTTAAGCCAGATTACATAGTAATTAGCTCAGACTGGGCTAGAAAAGACTACTACGCACAAATGGGCTTTGACCAAGACTGGTTGGATGAGCGTGGTATAGGATTAATTTACTTGCCCCACACAAAAGGCATAAGCACAACTGACATAAAACAAAGAATGGGTTGGAAATAATGAAGGTAGCAGTATACACAATTGCTTTGAATGAAAAGCAGTTTGTTGAGCGCTGGTATGAGTCAGCCAAAGATGCTGATTACTTACTTATTGCTGACACTGGCTCGACTGATGGCACCGTAGAAATAGCTAAAAAGCTAGGAATCAATGTAGTTACAGTTCTAATTAAGCCTTGGCGTTTTGACATGGCAAGAAACGCTTCTTTGGCAGCAATACCAGCTGACATTGACTACTGCATTGCTTTAGACATGGACGAGATTTTGCTCCCAAACTGGAAAGAGAAGCTAGAAGAATCATACAAGATGGGTGTAACTAGACCTAGATATCAATATACTTGGTCTTGGAAAGAAGATGGCACCCCTGGACTACAGTACGGTGGGGACAAAATCCACTCTAGATTTGGATATAGGTGGAGGCACCCAGTGCACGAAGTTATTAGTGCTTATGGAGATGTTAAAGAGACCCAGTCTTGGGTTGGGCTAGAAATTCACCACCACCCAGACCACTCAAAGCCTCGCTCTCAGTATTTGCCACTTTTGAAGCAAGCTGTTCAAGAAGATTTAAATGACGATAGAAACGCTTTTTATTACGCTAGAGAGCTTTATTTCTATAGCCTAAAAGAAGAAGCCATTCAAGAGTTTAAGCGCCACTTAGCACTGCCTAACGCAACTTGGCCACCAGAAAGAGCAGCATCAATGCGATACCTTGCTAAGCTAGAAATAGATAAAGCAGAGGATTGGTTAAAGGCTGCTATTAATCAAGCTCCAAATAGAAGAGAAGCGTTAGTAGAAATGTCCACTCACTATTACAAAAAAGAAAAGTGGCAAGAGTGTCTATCTTACGCCAAAGAAGCTTTAAATATTACAGATAAGCCTTTAGAGTACCTCTGTGAAGAGTTTGCTTGGGGCTCAGCTCCTTATGATTTAGTGGCTATTTCATCTTACAATCTTGGAAATTATCAAGATGCGGTTGACTATAATCTAAAAGCCCTAGAGTACGACCCAACTGACTCAAGACTAGTCTCAAATCAAAAATACTACGAAGAAAAAATTAATACCCCAAAAAAAACTAAAAAATAGTACTAGCTTTTAGGGCCCTTGGTTTTTTTGTTCTTCTTTGACTTTGACTGTTTTTCAGCCACTTCAGCGTGATAAGCATTGACAGCATTTGCGCTAGTCCTGCTTCTCCACTTAAAAGTACACTCAGTACACTCAACCATTCGAGCAGTGGTCCACCTACCGCCATTAGGTAAATCTATGATGTAAGTTTTAAGCTTGCTAGTACGAGCAGAGCAGTAAGGGCATTGAGGGTACCTACCACGTCTGTATTCAACACCATCAGCATTAACTGAAAGCGCTCTACGTATTTCATTTTCATCTCTACCTCCCCAAATTCCCCAGATTTCTTTAGACTCTAATGCAAATTTAATGCAGTCTTTTCTAATAGGACATTGAAAGCACAAATTCTTAGCTTTATACTTTTCTACTGGTTCATCAGAAAAAAAGTAGTCAATTAGCTCTTCATTTTCTGGCTTAGCGCACTCAGCTTTTTCTTGCCAATTTAGTTTTTTAAAATTATCTAGCACTTATCTCAATCCATGTAATAGGGAAAACTTCATCTACGATGTCACCGTAATCAGTCTCTCCATACATGTCGCACGAGGTTAGTTCCGTATCGCCGTCAATATAGCCACAGTGTCCGTAATAAGACATGTAGCCATTTTCAACTTTTCTAAAGCCTTCGCCTAAAGAGTCAACAGCGCCATCTCTCTGTAGCGCAGAAGCTAAGGCTCTTTTGACTATTTCATTAGAAACGTCTACATGACCAATTGTGTAAAAGATTATAGAGTCTTCCGAGGCTGGACTATGTAAGTGCCCAGTCCAGTCGCTCCAAAGGCTTTCGCCCGCTCTAGAATCTTTCACCGTTTAATTATAGACTTTATAGAATAAAAAGCTGCTATAAACACGGGTTTATTATTTATTTAATTTACGGGCCAAACGTAATCATATGAGGCTGGAGGCGTGCCTTTATCTTCTTCCCAACCGAACTGGCTGTACCACTCATAGTTTTTGAAAAGTAGAGCCTGCCTATGACTAGACGCAATGTCTTTGTAGGTATACATGTTTGAAATCCAGTTAGGAGGTGTGGAGCTTGAGAGACCCTCTAATTTACCTTGCTCTATGGCTGTAAGAATTGTTGCCTTAGCTTTGTCCCCAATAGTTGAATTAAAACCACGCTTCTTCCACTCTTTCACCATAGCTTCAATATAAAGATAGAGAGCCGTTTCATGCCCACGCCACATTTTTACGGCAGGGTGGTTTGACCAGCCTTTTGGTATTCGGTGATTGCCTTGAGGGTCTAGCTCAAGAAGATTCATAAGAATTTGCCAGCCCTCTAAGGCTTGCTTATTAAGGCGCTTATTGTCTAGTACTTTGGCAATTTCATCAAAAGAAGAAGTTAGTGGAACAAATGTTTGCATATTAGTAATCCTTACGTCGTTACTAATATTTTACAAATTTGTGTTGTTTTTGTCAACTACTTCTAAATTTTGCGTGCACAAATACAGTAAATTCTTCGGAATTAGGTTCTTTTTCGTGATGCATCTCTACTTCAAGTTTAGAGTTAAGCTCTTCAATGTCATAGATTTCTAAATAACCCATTAGTATTTCTTGCGCCTTAGCCATAGACTTTTTATAGTTAGTTGAAGAAAAACTAAATTTAATAGTAGAACGTGACATTACCTTATTCTTTTTTGTAGCTTAGACGGGTGGTAATGAGCACCATCCAACAAAGGCTGTTTACCGTCATTTGACTTTACAATAATATCTCCAGAACGAATAGCTACTATTACCCCTTTTCTACCGTTCTGAGAAGCACCATCTGGCCCATCAAAAGCATTATTTTTGACTCTAATGTTGTCACCAACAATAAACATTCCAGGTGCACCATCTACCCAAAGCTCATCCTTGGTTTCTAGTACTAGAGAATGGCCTAGAGCCAAAGTTTCAAAAGTTTTTAAAGCGTCCCTCTGAGCTTGGGGAGTCATGCCATCTATTTTTTCCCAAGTTTCAAGTAGCTTAAGTACAGCTTTACCGACTCCTACTCTGACCTTAGCTTCAGTAAACTGCTGTTTTACCCATTCGTAATCCATTTTTGTCCTAACTTATTCTTAATATAAATTGTAGCTTATTTAGGGAGCTTTTTTGGCTACCCACACTAGATAAATAAATCTCTTTTTGAGCCCTAGCAATTAAGTCTCTTTTGCCAGAAGACATAGTGTC